AATGAATGTCCAAAATTTGCAGTGTTTTGATTACATGCTTAATTTGGACAACATGAAAAAATTATCTACTAAAGTATTGCCTTTAAAGAATTATATGTTCCTACCCGTACAATTTAATTCAATTTATGATTGGAGTCATACAAACGCACTTACTGATGCAGGTATTCGTGATGTTTATCACAACAAGAAGGAATTCTCTTGTGATGGACCATTTACTGAGAAAAAATTCTCAGCTTTCCACTTCCTGTGGAAAAACAATTTCCCCGAACCCAGAGATCCTTTGCCAGAACCCGGGGACGACACATATTCATATCAACTTTATAGAAAGCAATTGATTCGTGCTGTTGCCAATAATTCCAAAACAAGCATGTACAATAAGCGAAATGACTTGTGTGGTTACATGGCAGAGCGATGTTGGAGAATATCTCCTGGTGTGGCATCCAGGGTCTATGAAAACAAAATGGATGTGATACCTGGTATTTACGTCAAGTGTAATTGCTGTGCAGCAGTATCACAATTAAATCAGCTTGATGCAATTATGAAACCACAATTTTTAACCAAAGCACACATTGCAAAATTTTTGGAATTAGCAAAACAGCACAAAAAAGAGGAAGCTTGTACATACTTATTGGATGATGGATGTCCTGCAGTAGTTCAATGGAACAATTTTATTGAAAGCTTCGACATGTATGGTTTTGATTGTTACAATTGTGGTGAAGATATGTTTGAAATGACATACCACGATGTATATGTTGATTTCGAATATAAAGCTATCAATAAAGATTATGGCATTAATGGTATGACACTCGAGATGTTTAAAACATCTCTCAATTTAGACAATCCCCCACCCGAAGATTTAATAGTTTCCACTCAACGATTTAATCAAGACATGAATGTGGAAGTTACCAATGCACTTAACCGTATGCAAAAGGTGACAATTGATTTGAACTTCACGCCAACAACTGACAATTTGTTTGCAGCGCTCAACAATCATCTTGGTGTAGCATTTGCAAAAAGTCAACATTTATCTGAGACTAATTTATCGCAATTTGAATTTGAAGAAATCATCTTGCTTGCAGAGTATAGCACTTTGCTTGAAGGGATTTGTGCCGTTAGACCTTCAGGTTTAAATACTTACCATGCCCTCAATCGAATAGTGGATTGTAGAACAGAATCCAATTGGTTTTCGACTACCAATATTAAGATGAGTTGCGACCTTACACCAGTAACTATTAATGTGTATTCAGCTTTTAAAAACGTTGATCTCACCACTATCATTGAAAATGAGGGGGTACTGTTGATGCCCGATTATGAAAGTTGGCCATACGAATTAGTTACAGAAGATTCAATCATTTCACCAGTAACTGGTAGTGATTGTCCAGTTGAATGGGACACTGAGATAAGCCAGATGTTGTGCTCAAGCGCAAAGATTAAAATTGAAACTGGTTGGTATGAAATTTACACAGTAAGATCAACAGAATACTTCCAACTCATACAATTTAAAAAATGTGACAAACTGTCGAGAGATGAGCGAATTATTAAAGGTAAGTCACATCTCAAAGTGTATCTACCCACTGTAGACCCAAATAGCATTCTCAGCACCCTCGGCATATTCGGAACGAATTGGGAAATGCAAACCATTAATACAGACTTGGTGTACAGATTGATGATAAATGCTGTAACAGGCAAAAAGAATGTGGATGCCCTATTAGCCTATGTAGCAGGATTGACGAGTACCAAGTATAATGTAGGTTCACAAGTGGTAGACTTAACTAGATTCAAAGTACAGGAGGGCATTCCTGAGTTAATATTTGTCTTGCTTGCTTTATCTGATAGTGATAGACTACTCACTTGGTGCAAAATCAATTTCGTAGGAAACGTAAATTATTCTAATTTGCATGAAGATTTGTACAGAGTGCTAACCAGTAGAATATTACGGCTGATTGAAACTGCAAGCCCTACAAATTACAATGAAATAAAAGAAATTTTTACTAAACCGACAACTCTATTATGGAGCAGGGATTCAGTTTTGCTCAAAAGTGGATTGACACCTGATCTAAACTTAATACAGCCTTTCAAAGTGTTGAGTAGCAATGTCAAACTACCGCCTAAGAGGTTATTGCACAAGCATTGTGTGCATCATGAAGTAGATTGCGTCCATTCTTTCTCACAAAACTCTTGTATATGTTGTAATTATAGTGCTGAACCTGGTGAAAATTATTGCGAATGTTGCAAGCCTGTTGCCAATGTTATTGTAGCAACCTGCGGACATTCGACCAGCAAGAACACAGACTGTTCAATGAAGTTGTCTACAGGTGATTGTTTCCACACTCACACTTGCGATTGCTGTCTACAACAAACATGCACTTATCCTTGTAAGATGTGTTACGGAGAATCAGAGAAGATAGTTGAACAAAAAGACCTCGTATACAAGTCATATGCTCATCGACAGCACAGTAAATTTGACACCAAACCAACTTCATATTACACTCAACATACTGACAACAAACCACAAACCAAAATCAAGGAATATAAAGTGAGCCCTCAGCAAACAAAAATAGTTACAACTATTCAAACAGAAGATGAAACGGATGAACTACGTACTGTAGCCAGTATTAAAGATACTAACGGTCTTTTCATCATTACAGCTGATGGACAGGTGTTTTGTCCATATGCTTCATTATGTGGTGTCTATGATTTAGAGCGAGACCCAACTGAAGTTTTACAAGTTATTAATCCTGTCAGAGTAAAGGAAAAGTGTGGGTTGCACGCAATAATCTCCCAATTGGATGTCACTTTAGCAGAATTAGAATATGATATGCCTTACAAATTGGAGCACAATCTAGACGATTTAATTAATCTCGCACGGCTCAAACGGTTGAATTTGTTAATCAATTATGGATCTGAACAGACCAAACTAATTAGAGGAGGGAGTTTGACCAAACCCTACGCTGTGTTGACACGGATGCAAGGGAATTTAACCTCATCAGATGTGGGACATTGGTGTGTAACTATGTTACCCACATTTGTTGGCAAAGCGAAAGGTCTTTGGTACAATCAAGATTTGAATATTTATCCAGCACATGTGATTGAAGAAAAAGACACTCTCTTATTATCTGATGGAGAGTTAAAAATGTACTTGAAGACATTAAAAGAAAGTATGAAGATGTATGCTTCCGAAGTGAAAGTAGCAAAAATAGAATTCCCAACGATAGTCACTGTTGGAGGAACTTATTGGCTAACAAACTCAGAGTTGCAAAATATAAGGCAAGGTTTTGTAAACTTGCAAGTACCTGAAGAACTGGGAAAAACTTTAGAAAACTGTCTAAATAATATCGGTTTTGATGCAGAAGCCCTCAGTATAACGGCTTTTACCAGTGATAATGATACACCTTTAGAAAAATTAATGACAAGAATAGTAGACACTGCCAGGTTTATATTGTCAACACAAATTGCAATTAGGAATGACACTGCAGCCATACAAAGCAACACACTGGTAACAGAGTCTGCGCAGGCTCTTGTGCTCCCATTCTCCACTGGGGTGTTCAAAGCACTAGATGCAGTTAAAGTGCAATATAGAGATGGTACTACTGCTGTGTTACCTTCCCAAAAAATATATGGCGATGTTGTCATTGCAGGATTGACTGGCCAAGTTACGAGTGTTGTATCTTATAGAGCTTCAATAGGTTCATTGTATAGGAAATTAGTCAGTTTGATAGAATCCATACCATACATTGAAAATGTCAAGTCGTCTAATGTCATGATCAACATTGATGGAATAGGAGGCACTGGAAAATCAACTTACATCAAGACTAGTTTACCAAAAAATGCAGCAGTAATATGCAGGTTAAGATCTGCAATGCAGGGGTTGTCAAATGTAGGTTTTAGGTACGTAAACACCTTTGAACAATATTTGATAGACAGGCCAGAAATTAGCAAGTTGATAATCGATGAATCATCGTTACTTGATGAAGTGGATTATTATTGCTTATTTACCAACCCAAACATGAGTGTTTGGCTGTTTGGTGACAATGAGCAGATAGGAGTGGTAGATTTTACTGACACTCCTGGTTGGCAGACTCTTTCCTCAGCTATGCAAGTGTGTGGAAAACCTGTCGAAAAGTGGAATCGTTGTTATAGATTCGGTCAGCCTTACACAACTGACGTATTGAAAAAGTTTTACCCATACATTGAAAGCGTTGCTGATCATGAAACAACGTATGATTTTAAAAAATACACAGAGTTAGAACAATTGGTACCTTTAATAATAGAACAAAAAATACAATCCGTGTACGTGTTCTATTCAAACATCAAACAAAGTTTAGAAGTTCTACTTGAGAATGTTTCAGATGTTCAAGTCCTCAAGGTTCATGCTAACCAAGGTACTGAAGCTGAGAGAGTGATGGTTGTGTATAGTGGAATTGATGTACGACCATCTGGCATCTTATTGGATCGCAAATTTATTGTAACCGCTTTGACTAGAGCTTCAAAACATATGTTGCTGGTAAGTGATTTCGAAAACTTAGCTGGCTTTTCAACTATATTTGAACTAACCACCACGGGAAAAGGAAGCGGTATTTCCACCCAAATTTCTGCAACAGATTTTATCGATCCTGTCACATGTGCACTTCTGAGACCCCTTACTATGAGTGAACAACATATGATTTCTACTATTGCCAAGCACCGAATACCAGGTTTGGAAACTATCACAGTCGCAAGAAAGAGTGTTGAGATGAAAATTTTGCATGGTAAAAAGATTGTTAGTTTGAAAATGGACAAAACAGGACTTCGTGGAGGAGACATGTTTTCCAATTTAAGTTTGAAACTTGCTCGATCAGTTATTGAAAAAGAGATTCGCGCTTTAATTAGTGAAACTGTAGATATCTTTGAGGAAGATATCTTCTTTGATGTAGATGATGGAGGAACTCTACAATCCGTGTTGGATGACGAATCCACCAAAACATTTACAGAAGCAAAAAGTGGAGAAGATAAGGTAATTGTCAAGAATTACAGATTAACAATGCAATCTTGGGGAGTATTGGTAAAGATAGCCGATGCAACAATATTGTCTCAAGCAGCTCAAATAAGATTGCCATTGATACTAAGTGGTTTGAAATACAGGACCAAAGTCTTTGATGGATGCAGCCTATTTTGCGGTTTTGAGTTTATGGACCCTGACAGTCGCAAAGTTACAATAGCAAGCGCTCATGTTACAAATAATGATAGTTTGCTGTCCAACGTCAATTCCCATGTAAGATCATTCACAGGCAGAAATGTGGATATAAATAGATTGTTGTCAATAATTAATTCCACCGAGTTGGCGAAGGAATTGAATGTCAGCACAAAATTTACTGTCAAAAGAATTTTAGAAAGAACCAAGACAATGCTTAAACATGGTGCATGTAATTTTGGATGCCTCCCAGAGCATGGTGATTCAGCAATCAAAGAAAACAAAGAATTCTATGCAAGATTCACACAACAATACGGCCCAGTTGTGAAACAAATTAAACATCAACCAATCACGAAAATCGTTTTCATGGATGGCGACAAAGTGTACGTATACCCTGAAATTGTTAGTGTCAAAACAATAAATGATATTATGAATCAAATTGAAGGTGTACAAGGAAAAGCAGATGATTTCGAAGTGAATGCATTTAATAGAGTCAAAATGGATAAAATGCTTGCAAAACATCTCAAAGCGGAATTCACAATGGGAAAAAAGATTTATGTACCAACTAGCGTGTTTAATGCATACAAAGCTGAATTCTCTAGCTTTTTGAATACTAGTAATGTAGTAGTTATTGACACTCCTGCACAAAATGACACTGTCAAGACTATTGTAGATGCCATGTTTATGATTTTATTGTACAAGGTATTAGGTGTTCAAAGAACGCTATTAAAGGGTGTTAGTGCTCAAACCGTAACATTACAAGATTTGCCAAACTACGAAATGTTGATAGATGATTTAGATGTAGTGGATAGAATGTTAATAGAAAAAGTGATAAAATCCAAGCAACATGCAGCACTGGAGAATAGTGAGAGCGCTATTGATCCAAAAACAAAAGAAAAGTGGCAAACAATATTAAAGAACCTTAATGAACATGGTAAGTATTTATGCCCTGTGGATAATCATAGTGTAGCGTTCTATGGATTAGGTGAAAAAATCATTGACAATCATGACGACACATATTTTATCAAGTGTGATCATGATGCACCAGGTGTGAAATTTATTAATGGAACACTTTATGTGGTCGGCGACAATGGAAGGAAGATTGATGAAAGCATGAAATTAGTGAGAAATCATGAAGTAATACGCATTGGCCCATTTGCTTTGTGCAAAACCGTAGACAAAAACAAATACAAGTTGACAAGTAGTGGTCTGATGCAAAGAAATCTACGCCAATTTAGATTCCCCAACGGCGAACTTGATGATGTGTTCATACCGCAAGATATTTATAGAAAGTTGGTAAGTAGATTTTTATATGAAGAAACGACTATCAACGATGGTCTGGCGTATTTACGATCAGTAGGAGCAACGCAAATTTATACAGCAGCAGGTGTCAGGAGTGCAGTGTCAATGTCACAGGCTGAAATGGTCAAATATGTTTTGGTGGTCAAGAATGTTACTGCCAGAACTAGGAAATTTATTGACCAGGCTGATAAGTACTTGAAATGTAATCAACCTGGAGAAAATCTCATGGACGAGATGTTACGTTTCACGTCGAACAAGATAAGGAGCTGGATTTTTGAGAAAGTGCAAGAATACGATATTCCTGAAATGCTGAAAGCTTTCACGGAGTACTACTCTGAGGAAACATGGGCAGACCAGACCTTGTTACAGAAGGTAATTGAGTTAGTAAAAGATGTGGATGTTACTGAAGTTGAACCAACGTACAAAATTTTAGAATATAAAAATCACTATGTGGATAAAGTTAAACCATATAAACCACCAAATTATCCTGATTGTGATAGTGGAATTAAAATTAAAAAGCAGTATAAAGGGTATCAGTCAAAGCCATCTTCACCGAGTTCAAAACACCAGTCAACTCAGGATGTATTCATCTCCACCCACGATGACAAATCTAAACAGCAAATACAAGAGTTCAGCATAAATGAGATGTACACTAAGAAATCTTCAATTGAAGACCTGGAGAGCGTATCAAAAATGGAACATGGAAATTTTGAAAGTGAAGAAAAAGCTTCATATGATTCTGAAGAATTTGTGGATGATGAGGTAGAAGATTATGAAGCCATGTTCGAAGTAACTTCAAATGCATCAGATGAAGAAGATTGTTACATACAAGAATGTGATTTCTCTGTAGTAAGACCAGTGGACGCAATTAAAGGGAAAAGAATGAAGGTAAAAACATGTGAAATATATGAAGATCTAGAATTGCCCAATGATTTACAATCTGTGAATGTTGTGCAACATGATTGCCCATATTGTCCACGAGTGGAAATTGAGAAAATTATGATGTTTAAGCAGCAAGGAATTGAGCTTTGGCGTGCAATCACGAAAATATTGGAAGCGAACCATATCAATTATACCATCACCAAAGGAACGTTACTTGGTGCATTACGATATGGTTCCATAATAAGTAATGGTATTAACTATTGGAGTCATAATGAAATAAGGAAATCTGGGAAACTTGCAGAAGGGTTTTTCAATTGGGTTGATTCTGATTACGACATAATAATATTCCTACCGAATTTGGCAAATACAGGGAAAATACCTGAAATATTCAGCAAAATCAAAACCGAGTTAGACGTAACTTGGAAGCTGAGAGGAAGCAATTATCAAATTGCCGTATTTGAGAAAAAGTTACCTATCGAAATAGATTATTCAAATTGTCCAGATATGTGGGAAGAGCTAAATCATGGAAAAATGAACTATGTCAGTGTAGATGTAGCAGTCGCATATTATGATGAAAATGTTGTGAACTTAAATGATAAGAAATTGTATGAACATTGTAGTCAACCAGGTCCTACCACACTTTCTGTAGATGAAACGGTTCTACCCGCAACTCACATCAATTTGGATGGTGTGGAAGTGCCACTACCACTCAATTGGCCTGAATATTTCCGCAATATGGTAAAAAGTGCAGGTAGTGTAAAAAATTTAATGGTGCCTAATATGAGAAGTGTAGAACATGCCAGTAATGGAAGTTGTGACAATTACAAACTAAATGTGAAGAAGTTTGGCCAAATTTTAATGGCATACAATACCAAGACCCATGGCCATAGTGCCGTTTTGTGGAAATACGCTATGGATTGGTATGAAGATGTGCAAATACAAGCTGAGGAGTCGGAAAGTGATTATGACGATGATGATTCAGAGCCTTCTGACGAAGGCAATGAGAGCGCAAGTTCGAACCAAGATTCAAGTACATCAATAATGGAATCAGATGACGAGATGACAGGGGAAGTCTCCGAAGTCAATAAAGTAGAGAGTGTGAGCAAAACTCAATCTCCCTTAAAATCCCAAAAAATCAAATTGGATGCTGAAAAAGAGGAAATAGATTCAATACTCATGGAAATTGCTGCCATTGAAGAGAAAAACAAATTACCATCAAAGTCAAAAACTAAATCGAAAATTTCGATGATTGCCACCAAGTACGAAAAACCAACCATGGTAATAGTATTTGCTGGGAGCAAAGGCGATTTTGTGCCTTTGCATTGCATTTACAGTATGGTAAAAGCTCACTTTGATATAACCATTTATAAACCAGCCGATTTAGATGGGGATTTCGGGGATACAAAAATTGTGAATTACACCGATAGCTACAAACCATTAGTAAAATCAGGTGTTTCTGGTGACAACGAACCAAGCGCTAAAGTAAAACATGCTATCAATGTACTCAAAAATGCAAGAGGCAGTTATGTGTATGGTGTAGGCATGTTTTTCAGCGCTGAAATTGATTACTTAAAAGTGATTAAGACAAAAATAAAAATCATGCCATTACTTTGCTTGCCCACAGCTAGCAACAATCCTGTATCAATTGCAGTGGGCATGCTATCTAAGTTATCTAAGTATAACCAAGCGGCAACCATGGTTCAATGTGCACCTATAGAATTCACACTAAAAGACACCATTAATATTGGAATCCCATTTGAATTACAACAGTTTGAAGCAGATGAATCCACCTATAAATTTATAAACCATGCAAGGAAAATTGGAGAGAAGTTCACTGTGATTACTTTTGGATCAATGCGAATTGAAAACTATTGCACAAAGTTGACAAATATAATCGATTCCAATGAACCACCTTTTTTAATCCTCAAAAATTATAATGATATAAATGATCAAATTAGAGTGTACAATGATACGATTAATTTAATGGATGGGACATTGACAAAAACAGTGTGTGTATTTAAAGAATTAAAAACGAGAATGATTAAAAATTTTGTCAAAAAATTAATATGTCACGGAGGAGCCGGTACAGTGATTTTGGGTTATGAATGGGATGTGCCAATGGAAATATACCCAGTAGCATATGATCAATTTGACAATGCAAAATTTGTTGAAAATCACAAAGAAAATAAAATAGATGTAATAACTAACATTTTGGAATTTCAAAAAAGAGTGTTGAAAATATTTGATGTAACAGCGCTGCCAACCACTTTTGTGCCAGTTTATCCCAAAATGAATGAAGGAGTTTTTCTAACAAATGCGGTTGCAGAAACGACTAACAACTGGATTTATTCAGTGAAAGTGGATGTGAAAGAAACTGCGAAAATGAATGTGACTAATGATTGCATAATAAAGTCCATTAAATTAGGTATCCGTAAGGAGCAATATGCTAGATGTGAATCCATATATCAACAATGGGCATTGGTGGGCGCATTAACTACTCCAACTGATCTAATTGGTTTATTACATACGATGGAAATCGAAATGTACATAACATACGGTGGGAAGACCATACTATTTACTGACACAGAGTGTACAACTCCATTTGAAGCACCGGGAATTGTGGTTCAGTCAACTTTGACACATTGCGAACCACAAGTAGGTAAATTAGTCCAGCGAAACATAGAAATAAACAGTATTAGTTGGCAAGATGTGTTCCCGATAGGAACTGTGATTGAAAAATCTAATTTGCTGCACCAAGTAGCTTGTCTTCTAAACAATATCCCTGTCCCAAACATAGATAGCAGGTTAAATGATATGGCTACAGTTATCAAGGCCAATAAGAAGTTTAGTATGCAATTGATAACAAAAACTGCAATGCGTAAGCGAGAGGTTGTTACTTGGCTATCAGTGTCGTGTGTTTCAGGCGGTTTGGTTTGTGACATTGGAACTGCGGTGTCACCTGGCTATCTGTATAGAGTATATGGTGCCAATATGACATATTTGGCATTGGCTATGAACAGTTTCTTGGATTGCAGAACTGTCCTTTATCATGGAAGTAAAATAAGCAGAACTGGGGTTTTTGCCTATAGGTTAAGCAGAGTTCAAACATTTCCGAGTTTGAGAAGGATCACAAATGTTATATCTAATACAATTGCCTGCATCAATCAATCAACTGCAAAATATTGTGAAGTACATGGAATTTACTATGCGTCGATTGGAACTGTAGGAGTTAACACGTTACTTGTATACAATTCTTGGAATCGCGTCCACCACTTGGAGCAAGAACAACAATGTATAGATGAAGCATCAGATGTAAAACTGATCAAAGATAGCAGAGTGGGAAAATCAATCAAATCTTTATTAATTAGGAGGCACCAATCTAGAATAATAGTGTTGACAGGTGTGTTGTATTGGGCATATGAAATTGAAGATAGCGATAGTAAATTAGCTATTGCTGCTAAGATTATGTTGCAAAACTTGATTGGTTTCTCTAACGTTGAAGGTACAACTGTGTACATATATCATTATCATGCAGCAAGTGAATTGGAAGATATAGATGCCATTTTCAATTTGAAAGATGGTGGAATTGTAGAATATATTTCAAGCGACGTAGATGTTGATCCTGAGAAAGAATACACAGTTAGTGAATTGGGTGCAATGTACAATATGTTTTTAGCGGATCATTGGTTTCAAGCCGAGATGTCAGAGCTGTCAAAGACGTTTTCAATAGAAGTTGATAATTTAAGATTCAAGATTGGTAATTTTAACATCAGTATCAGACAAGCCAGTAACATTTGTGCAGGACCTTGTGTGTTTACTAAAGAAGGTGTGGTATTTTCTGATGGTGCCAGATTCTTTCGTGTTGTAGTCAAAGGGGCTGGTTATGAAGAGGTGGAATCCACCGCTTGGCATGCTACTGTGATGGAAACCCGAGGAAAAAATGAAGATTCCAATAAATTTATTGATGCTCAACAAAAATCTTCGAATGTGGATGTCAATCTCTTAAAAAACCTGTTATTAGACATTGGCATGTCACTGGATATAAAATCTGATCAAGAACACCATGTGGCCAGTCATCACCACATTGAAGAGTTTGAAGTACGCATAGTGGAAATGTACAAGGGTAAAGAAATTGGGATGAGTGTAGAACTGATAAAAATGGATGCTGTACCTGATATGAAAACGCAAGATTATTGGCAAGTGTTTGATCAATTGCAAGACACTATTGCTATTTTACCTACGCGCAAGCGATATTCAGTGCATTCGAATGTTGAACCTTTAAGTGTAATTCAGACGAAAAAGATTTCGATGGAATTATATCCAACTATTGCACGTCCATCGTTGACCAACAAATTGATGGAAGAATTCAACAGCATGACCAATAGGCATGGTAGAGCCAAAACACATATGAAAAGCAGATTAGATGTCAATTTCGAATTGCAGTTGTTCCGAGACAATTACTATAGGAAAGACGCTATGCAATTGTTGATGGGCCATCAAAACAATATTGTGTCCTTCGAATTAAAAGGTTCAATAGATTGGTGTTTAAAACACAATCGCACAACTGAAGTCATCAAAAGTCTCAAAGAATTACATGATCAAGGTTGGGAAAAACACCCGATCAACCGAGCGGAAGTGCATGGCAAAACAGAACAAACAACAAAATTAGGGAAAATGTGTCGTTGGTTTGATGAAGTAATAACTCGATCTATTGTTGCAGGTACGTATGCCATTGCGGCAATTTTTTCACCAATGTTTATGGAAATTAAAAAGAGATTCAAAGACATACTGATAAGAAAAGTGAAGTATGTAGACGGATTAACGCCAGAACAATTGGGTGCATATTGTTCCACATTCGAGCCTTGTGAATATATTATCGAAGATGATCTGACGGCACAAGATGCACAAACCACACGAGGGGAAATAGAGATCGAAATGGAAATCTACAAAGATCTAGGAATGGATCCGGTATTATTGAGATTTTATGCTTATTGTCATCAACACTGGGCTTGGAAAGGCCACGGAATCAAAGGATTTGATGATGCGATGCGTTTGACAGGACAGGTAACTACAGCGTTGGGCAATGCAATTGTCAATCTGGTAGTGCATAATCGGTTTTTCGCAAGAAACAACGGCAAAATCAACCTAGTAATGATATTGGGCGATGATATTATATTCCTATCAAATAGTTTGTTAAATGTCAAACATCATGGAACTGAAACCAAAGAAATATACAATATGATTAGTAAAGTATCACAGAAACGTAGAGTAGGTGGGTTTTTATCGATGTTGATACATACTCTCGGTGATAAAGTGGAAGTGTGTCCCCATTTTAAGCGGTGTAGACACAGATATTCAGTATGCAATTACTCATTTTCAGATCTAGAGAGGGAAGACAAAATCAAATCCAGGACGTTGTCCTACTGTTTTATGCTAGGAAATATAACTCAAGTCAAACAGATTGCAAAGGAACTCAACAATGATGTGAATATACCAAACTGGTATGATGTTAATGCAGCAGTACTTGCAAACGCGTTATATGATAATTCTAACGAGTTTGTTGTCAGAAATCATATTGGTACGTTGTGTAATATGATGCAAGAGCGTGTGACGACTGAGCACAAAACAACGGTTTGGTCGTCAAAAGCGTACAAGCCGTCT